GACTGATGAGGTCCGTATCATCGTGTCCACTGACAAGGACATGAGACAGGTCCCAGCGTGGCAGGTGAGCCCAGACCACCACAGGTTCCCTTGGAAGCCTACCCTGCCTGAGTGTCACCGTATGCGGGCTATGCAGACCCTGTGTGGGGACAGTGTGGATGGGTATCCGGGGATCAAGGGGTTTGGTCCGGCTACGTTTGAGAAGATGGTATCTACGTGGGAAGAAGAGGACGGGTGGGTAGACGGATGGACGAACGTCTGGAAGGAGTGGGCTATGCTTATAGACGACGAATACCTACCTAGATCCTTAGATCCAAACCCACAACTCCACTGTGCCACCATCCTCCACCACCTACTAGAACCCGAATATGTACCCATGATTAACGAACTGTACGGGTGTTAGGGAAGACTAACACAAACCCCCTTAACAGCCCAGAAATGGGCTTTTTATTTCACTTTACACATTAGGTGTGCCGGGGGTTAAAGTATAGTATGTTATCTTTAAGGTATACTTTAAGGTAGAGACATGGAACTACATGATGACTGTGTGGTGGGTTACCACTTCTTCACAGTACGTACTATTAAGTCCTGTGTAATCTCCCTGTTTGGACTGTCCCCACTGAGTCACATCGTGGTGTCAGTCCGGACTAGGGAGGGCACACTGTATTACAACTGTAGTTGGGGAGTAGAGAGTGAGTGGTTTGTAGGAGATATTCCTATCTGCCCTACTGCCTCCCTCTATGAGAACCTCACCCTAGACCTGTCCTTTGTAGATATGGTCCTCCCAAAGGGTGAGTACTACAGCCTGTGGAAGGTTATATTGAACTTCTTCACAGGAAGACCACAACATACCCTGTCCTGTGTCTCTGCCGTACAACGACTGAGATACATATCAGGGAAGGAAACCAAAGGAAGAACTCCGGGTGGAATCTACAGGCACCTCAAGAAAGAAAGACTACGCGATTACCCCTGACCTACTGGATGAGTTGATGCAACTCTATCTGGAGGCCAGTGGTGTCTATCATAAACAACAACGTGACCTCCTCAAAGAAGATCCTGAACAGATCAAGTATAATCTAGCCGTTGCTCACGGTATGGGGGAGTGTCTACAAACGATACTCAAACGTATACCAAAGGAGCAAACAAATGGGTGGGATTTTGTTCGGGAATCAATCCTCGGGACCGTCCGAAGAGGAGATTCGACAGAAGGAAGAGGACGAACGGCGACGTACAGAAGCGTCCGCAAGGGCTCGGGCTCGTCGTCGTGGCTCCCGTTCCGGAACCTCTTCTCTCGTCACAACGCCTAAGTCCACGGGGCTTAATATCCCCGGAGGGAACACTTAATGTCTAAACCAACTACACTCCGTGAGCGTTTCAACATGCTCGACGGTAAGCGTAGCGAGATTCTAGACAAGTCATACCTACACGCCAACTTCACTATCCCCCGCCTGTTCCCTGAACGGTACTTCCAAGGAGACACCCACACGTGGAGCCTGCCTGAACTGTACAGCAACAAGGCCGGTAACAATGTGATGACACTGGCGAGTATGATGACTACTGCTCTGTTTCCTCCTAACGACGTACCGTTCTATGAGTTGAAACTCTCACCAGAACTTACACAAGAAGAGCGTGATGTTCTTCTCAACCCCGTACAGGAGGTAGAGCGTCTAGCACTCGATGTGCTACAGGCATCTAACCTCCGACCCACTATCTTTGTGGCTCTCCAGCACGCTATTGTGATGGGGGACTCACTGATCCACCAGTTAGACAGTAAGACCTTCAAGGTCTACCACCCCGCCCACTTCCTCATTCGTCGGGACGGTAGTGGGGACATTGTTGAGTACTGGACACTGGACTGGGTAGTGACTGATCTACTTGAGGATGACCTCAGTAAGATCAACGGTGGTAAACCAACAGATTCTAACGGAGAACACGAACCTCTCTACACCCATATCCGTAAGAACGGGGACAAGTGGAATGTTGAGCGTGAGTTCCGTAACGTCAAGTACGAGACAGACAAGTCGTACAAGATCCTCCCCTACTACCACCTTGGGTGGACACCTGTAGCCGGTGAGGATTACTCTCGCTCCCTCGTGGAGGAGAACTTCGGTACTATCCGCTCACTTGAACTGGTCAGTAAGGCACTGGCTGAGGGTGTGAGTGCTGGTAGTGAGGGTCGTATCCTACTCGACCCCACCTCCACCACCACTGAAGATGACATCATTGGGAGTACCAACTGGTCCATCATCTCAGCACGTCCCGGCAGCATTGAGGCATTCCAGCCCAACGTGTCCGGTACTGTGTCCGTGGCTGCTACTGCTATGGGTATGTATGAGGAGGCTCTTGATAAAGCATTCCTNGCTACCTCTGTGGCACAGTTGCGTGGTGAGCGTGTCACTGCCTTCCAGACCAATCAGGTACTCAACGAGCAGGCTCAGGCNCTCGGNGGTACGCTGTCTACTCTGGAGCAGGACATTGANCGTATTGTAAACCGAACCATCTTCCTACTCGTTGAGGACAAGAAGCTCTCTAAAGAGTTCCGTACCCTCATGGACGAGAAGGCCGTGACAATCTCTATCTCATCAGGTCTTGATGCGTTGGGGAGACAGGCTGACGTAGTACGTCTTGAGAACATTCTCAACCTCGCCCTCCAGTCACAGCAGCCAGAGATGATCGAGGTACTGAAGTTCCCTGCTATCATGCGGGCACTTGCTCGTAACTCAGGTCTCGACATGGATATGTACACACGTACAGAGGAAGAGGTAGCAGAGAGACAACAGGCCCAGCAGCAGCAGCAGGTACAGCAGCAGGCCGCACAGCAAGCAATCAGTTCCGTAGGGAACATCGCAGAGTCGAACCTAGGTTAGGAGTAAAAGGATGACAGAACCACAGCTTCCCTTCAATGGGGACTACACCGCTACGCTGGATGCTTACAAGAGTCTCCAGTCAATGCACGACAAGACTAAATCAGAGTTGAACCAACAGGTTACATCTCTACAAGAACAGATCAACCAACTCTCCGCTCAGAAGGCACCTTCAAATACCAAACCTGAAGGCGATTCTGGCGGAGCATCTTTGTTTGACTGGTACAACGGACAGATGCGGACAGAGACTGGCGAGGTGAATCCCGGTCTGATCGCTGCTATGGAAAAGGCAGGGGCACCCGCCGACCTCGTGAGCCAGTTCGTCTCCACCATCGAGACTGCACAGGGTATTGTTAAACAACAGGGCCAGCAGATCGTTGAGCGTGAGGCAGGTAGTGCTGAGAACTTCGGTAAACTCGTTGAGTTTGCAAAGACCAGCAAGAGTCCGTCAGAGGTTGCTAAACTCAACCAACTGTTGGATGACCCAGATATGGCTCCATATGCTATCCAGCGTCTGAAGCAGGACTATCAGGCAGCGGGGCACTCGTTTGAGTCTGCTCCTGAACAGCCCACCAACACAGAACCGTCACCATTGACTACACCCACAGGGTCTGGTCCGGGTGGCGTGGCTCCCCTGAAACCGAACGATCCTAATACAGCCCGCATTGTGGCTGAGGCGTACCAGTCAGGGGACACGAACAAGATCGCAGAAGTAGAGTCCCGCCTCAAAGTCGGGGCTTCACTGCAATAAGCTCTTCGCTCCGGGACATAGTTCCGACCGCCCATCATTGTGAAAGCAGTGGTGGGCTTTTCTATTCCACACAACAGAACACTCATGGCACCATTGGTCCCCAGAGTCTACGTTGTGCTACCGACAAGAACTCCGAGGACTCCATGTGGGGCAACCGAGGGATAATCCTGTCAATAGGAAGTTGTATTTTCTATTAACTATTATTTCTCATAAGGAGAAAACACATGGCCCAGTTCAATGGCCTCTGGCTCCCCATGTCGGACAGCACGAATGCTAGTCCGTCTGAATTTGACATGCACAAGATTGTCAACTCGCAACTTGTGCAGGCTGCACGTATGAATAAGACCTTCGTCAGTCGCCTCGTTCGTAACGCTACTCCCATGCACATGGGTGGTGGTGTTATTAACAAGACCGTAGACTTCACCGTTACTGGTGGTATCGGTACTGAGACTCACCTCAAGAATGACCGCTTCACTGGTATGAACATGAACCAGATCCAGCGTCAGATCCAGATTGACGAGCGTCCTCGTCGTACTGGTATTGAGGAAGAGAACATCACCCGTATGTTCGAGCAGGTCAACGTCCGTAATGACGTTCTCGCTCGTCTGGGTAATGCCCTCGCCTCGTGGGACGAGGTTGAGTGTCTCAAGGCTCTGGTGGATGCTTCTCAGTACACCACCGCTGGCTCTGAGAACACCACCGAGTTCCTTGAGGGTGGTAACGCTATCCTCACCGCCGCTAATACGTCGGACTGGTCTAACCTGAGTACAGCCAACGCAGGTGCTACTAAAGCTCTTGAGATTCTCGACAAGCTCGAAGACATCGCTATTGCTTGGGACGAAGTTGGCGTGCCTATGGAAGGCCGTAACGTCATCCTCCCCATTCAGGACGTGGTTGAGATTGTCAAACTTGAGAAGGCATACACCGGGGCTACCAGCATCGCTGGTGGTATCTACGGTAACGTCGATATCGTTGGGGACAAGATCCCCTTCACTCGCTTC